GATAAAAGCGCGTTTTAAACGTGGCGTTTACATCGCCCAGCGTCTTCTCGTCTGGGATCATGCCGCGCACAGCCATAACTTGCTCGCCAACGCCGAGGGCAATTGGGCCAGTCTCTGCAAATGGCGTTTGGGTTCCGTAGTTAAATCCGATTTCTTGCTCGTACAAAGTGCCGTCGGCAGCAATCCAAAACGGTTGGCGAAACACTCCGCGGTCTACGCCCGCAGTGCGGTCAATTGATCCGGTTGTCCAAATCTGCTCTGCATAATCAAAAGCAACATAGCTGTCGCACTCCGTGCTGCTTTCGCTGGGGTAAAACCACCATATTTCGTTAAAGCGGCTATTCACGACAGCGTGTACTTTGGATTTCTGGTCGTTGTTTATGTCGCTGAATACATAATCAGCAACATCACAAGGCAATGCTTGCACAGCGCCACCAGAATACACAAAGAATGAACGCTGGCCCATCCACATGACGCCTGCGTCAACAGATGCCGCCGCGTTAGCCGCAATTAATCCGCAGCTAGTTCCAACACGCTCAAACCCGTAAACGTAGGGTGGGCCGCTATATGTGGCCGTGTGGGCGTCTTGATCCGTAAGTATGAGAGACTGCCCGCGTGTACGCAGCCCAGCAAGAATGACGCCGTTTGTTTGAATTTGAATGTCACCAGCTTCGTTAGTCGCGGCTGGCGTCCACAAGTTATTATTTTCGCGGTCAGACCACGCCACCTTGCGAGGGTCGCCGCTTGCGCCAAAGGCAAACACAAACCGCTCTTCTGTCACCATCATGCCAGAGCAACTTGTCGGCGCGTTGGACAGCACGGCGGCTGGTGTTGCGGCGTCAAGCTGCCACTCGTAAATCTTACCATCGTCTGCCGTGCAGCCCAGCAGATACTCGCCCCAGTTTTCCAAGCTCCAAGTCGTAGCTCGCAAAATGCTGCCAGTGTCTTCAGATGGTAGGCCGTACAAGCCACCGCCGAATGTGCTGGCGCTGTAGCCAGTAAACGCCGTGGCATCTACGCGGCCACCAGTAAAGGCAGCCGGGGTTATGTCGCTGATGGTGTTGCCAGCGGTCATTGCGTACAGTTTATTGTGCGTACCAAAAGCCACGCGTCGGTTGTTGGAATTATCTTCCCACGCCACCATTGTGCGTGCAACGCCGTTCAGATCAACAGTACCGCGCTGACGCCATCCGCCAATGGGGCGCAGCGCGCCCTCATGCCAGCGGATTAAGTTACCGTCGCGCCAACGGCCCTGAGACTGATACTCAGTGCCGTTCCTGTACTGGCCCGCTGGTAGGTTTAGTGGGATTAACGGCATGGCCTGCTCCCTATTTAAGCTGGTTTAGTAGGCCAGTCGGCATCGTCCAGATTTGGGAAATCAGCGTGGCTGGTAATGTCGCGCAAAGCCTGACGGTAAGTTGTCATTGGCGCGTCCATAGTCACATCCGTCAGCGCAAAGTAATCTGTCGCAGCCAGCAGCGTGTTGCGAGTGGTGCGTACAGCTTCGCCAGCCGTTGCGTCCAGCGTTGCCTGATATGCAGTTTCATGCTCTGCCTTGGTGGTTGTTACGCCATCCTCGTCAGTTGTGTCAGAGAACATGTCACGGGCAACGTACTTCTCCACCCAGTTACCATTGGCATCCTGCTCAACGCCATCACGGGAAGATGATTGATATGCTGTTGTGGTAGCCGCTGGTGAGGCCAAGACAGCCTCTAAGTTTAGGCCAGCAAGTGTTGCAGTCTTCCATGTGCGAGGCAGGGAGACGTTGCTGTAGTGTGACCGCCATTGCCCTTGGGTTTTGACTTCGCCTGTTTCTGTGTGTCTGTATTCAGCCATCAGAGTGATCCTTTCGTGATGCCGTTGATTTATGCGATTGCGTAGAAGATGTAGTCACCCGCTGTGAAAGTGCTGGTGATCGTAAAGCCTGACGATAGTGGGTCAATGTAGTCAGTGCTAGTAACTTCTGCTGCTGTTGAGTTGAGCAGAAGGTACGGATCATTTCCACTCACAATACCCCTAACACTATCCCAGTAGTACCAGTCACCAGTTGCGTCAGTACGTTTTAGTAGTACAAACCTAGCACCTGCAGAGAAACCACAGTCCACATTTGTTGTACCTGAGTGGGTCACTGAGCCAACCTTGGATACACCAGCTAGGGTTGCGAAGAGGTAGGCTATGTAGGTTGCGCTGTTTGTATTAGGGGTTGACCCTACCGTGAAGCTACTAGACGTGGGAGCTGTATCGTTCCACGCGCCTACCCAGTCTGCCTTAGCCGAAGTTGTATTTAACTTTAAATAGTCCGTTTCTGCGTCTACAGCTACACCGCTATGGTAAACCACCCAGTCGTTAGCTAGAGACCTACTCTTCACCCACATCATCTCAGGTGCAACACCAAGGTTATGGCCTATGGTCTGTGCTGCTGTTCCGTTACCCGTGTAAGCCACAACATCGAAGAAACCCCTTGCCCGCTTGAAGGAATAGTACGCAGTGCTTGCCCCACCATTAACAGACCCAATGCTAAAGCCAGTGTTATTATACAACTGCCCAAGCTGACCCTCTTCACTGTAAGCAGCTTGGGCCGAAGACGCTGTTTTTAGATATTTTTGCTTTAGGCCACTGTTAATCGCAGATGCAATTGTTACTGACATAAGGTTCATATTTCGTGATAATACGTTACTAACGGGCGCACTGCGTTTGCTTTGTATTTGCATGTCAGTAGGGAAACCTGTTGTTAGTGCTGTGCCAGCTGCACCAGCCGAAACATTTACGCTAAAGCAATCAGTTGCTGCATCTGGTTCTTTTACAACATTACCATCTCTAGCTCGTATAGCCATGTATATCAAACTATCACCGCTAACAGATATTTGGCCTGTTTTCCACACAAAACCAGTGGCAGAAGAACGTGCGGGTTGAATGGAGTAGATTTCCGCAGTCGATACAGTCGGCTGCAGCAGAACGCCGCGTGTACCATCTACATCACTAAGCCCCCGCATATTGTCAATAAGCGCCCAGTTTCCTGTTGTATTAGTCCTTTTAACTAACAACCACTGTGGTTCAAACCCTAAATCAACAGTTGTTGAAGACCCGTTGTCTGTAAAACTCCCGCACTTGATAATATCTTGGTCACCTGTAGGGCCGAACTCACCGTCACCGCTGTCGTTGTGGGCGAATAGATAGGCTACGTAGGTTGCTCCGGCTGTATTGATATCCACTCCCACTGAGAATTGTGTACTTGTTGGGGCCGTATCGTTCCACTCGGCTGAATATGTACTCTTTGCACTTGGTTGGTTTAGAATTGTGTAGCCATTATCACCGTAACCCCTATGCCATGTAAACCAAGAACCTGTTCCATTAGTCTTTTTAACCACCAACATACCGGGGGCAGAACCTAAGTTATGGCTAATATTCTGTGTGCTTGAATAGCCATCCCCAGTATACGTCACCACATCAAAGAACTTAGGGGCCTTGCGGAATGTCCACGAGGCGAAGGTATCGTTGTTAGAGTTTGTCCCAGAATTGACCCCAAGATCGTAACCAGTCGAAGTAAAATTAAGTCTGCTAGTGCCATAACTGCCTATAGCAACGCCTGATGTGTTTGATGAAAGATAATAATCGTCGCCAATGGAGCTGTCTGTTAAATAATGGTCTAATGCCGCATTATCCCTTGATTTAGTCCAAACCATCCCACCTTCGCCAGCAAGGTCAATAGCAGTAGTGATGCTCCTAGCTGTTGCATTACCCGTATACAACTGAGTGCTGAACACATCTGTAATATCTAGAGGATCACCGCCAGCACTGCCAGCAGCGGCTTCGAGCATCTTTTTCTTAGTAGCCATTATTTAAGCTCCTTATGCCAGAGCCTGACCAGCTGTAAATCCGTACCATGTAGTCCCACCGTCACGGGTGGTGAATACAAACACATCCTTGGCAGACGCAGTGGCTGTCAGCGTTGGTGCGGTAGCCGCAGGCCAGTCTACGCTGGAGGGCCATGTGACCGAGAAGCCAGACGCAGAGGCATCTTGGATAATCTCAATGGACATCGTGTAGCCAGTGCCGCTTGCGGGTGGATTGCTAAACGTAAATGTGGTGTTCTCTGTCAACGTGTGGCTGAACGTGTTGCCAGCGTGGCAGTCTGCCGTGGTGGCGTTGCTGGTTGATGTGACTGCGGCGTAAGTCTCGTTGTAGCTGTCAGCTATAAACTCGCCAGTGATGTCCACATTGCCAGTGTAGGTTGCGCCAACTTTAGTGTTGATTTGCGTCTGGATGGCGGAAGTTACCCCTACAACGTAGTTCAACTGAGCCGTCGTGACCGTAGCACCGTCAAGGATTGCAATCTCAGCAGCGCTTACAGCGCCAAGGAGCGTATCCGTCTCGGTCCAGTTATCATTTATCTTTGTACCCCAAGTGTCCTCGCTCGCGCCGACTTCTGGTAAGGTAAAACCTTGGTTTGGTGTAGTTCCGTCAGCCATTACGCGGCCCTCTCTAAGTAATCTGCCTCGGTCCAGCTTGTAGTCGGACTAGACGCCTCAAGCCACTTATATCGCGCAGAAACGCTTGCTGTAAAGCCAAACTGATCTGACGCCGCCAT